ATGATGAATATTTGAAGAAAATTTTAGAAAAAGACTATGAACTGGTGCAAAAGATAAGAAATAAATAGATTTTTTAATTAAAAACTGAGTTGGAACATTTTTCAATGGGCAAACACCTGCTCTTAGAGGTGTATGATGTGGATTTTGCACTTTTAAACGATGCGATATCACTCCAGGCAGCGATGGAGAGTGGTATTAAACGTGCAAAGATGACAATTCTTAACATTTTTGCCCATTGTTTTGTTCCACAGGGGTGCACAGTTGTTATTGCACTCTCGGAAAGTCATGTTTCTTGTCATACTTGGCCAGAAAATGGGTGTTTGGCAATCGATGTATATACTTGTGGGGAAGGAAACCCTCGACTCATTGCCTTAGAAATGCTAAAATATCTCAATTCTGATAACTATCGTCTTAGAGAAGTTGATCGGTAGTTAAATACTTAAGGAGATAGCAACCTCCTTCATAAAAGTTCTGTTTTATTCATTAAAACAGGAGCTAAAATGTCAAATCTACCTATAGATAGAGATTCAAATTACATGAGAGAGATGTGGGGAACCACAAAATTGATCACTGATTATGATTCGGCACCACCAAAAAGAATCATTCAGGAAGTCATGCACGATTCTGCACCAAAGCATGATTTAAAGAAACAAACTGATCTGCATGAAAAAATTCGTAATGATGAAGACTATGATGATTGGACCTATGGAACAGAACCAACATACGGATCTCCATGGAAATGATCCTAAATAAATGAAGAAAATCTTAGTCTCCGATGGCAGTAGAGAGAATATCGAGAACATTTAAGGATATTAGTTTATCCTTTGAGCCTCATCCTGTCACCAAAGATTTACAGATCTTGAAGAATGAATCTGCAATAAAGCGTTCTGTGAGAAATATTATTGAAACAATACCTTCCGAAAAGTTCTTTAATCCAAATTTTGGTTCAAGAGTCAACGAATTGCTTTTTGATTTTGTTGACGTTGGTTCTGCATTGCTAATTGAAGAAGAAATTAAGACGGCATTGAAAACATATGAGGAAAGAATTGAGAATGTAAAAGTATATGTGACTCCTTCACCTAATGAAAATACTTTTGAAATAGCAATTCAATACGATATTATTGGGCAAGATTTTCCACAGCAACAATTTAGATTCATCTTAGAAAGCACAAGGTAAAATGCCTTTTACACAATTCACCAATCTAGATTATGAGGACATAAAGAGATCCATTAAAGATTATATTAGGGCAAATTCAAATTTCACTGATTTTGATTTTGATGGATCTAATCTTTCTGTACTGATTGATATTCTTGCGTATAACACATACGTAACTGCTTTTAATTCTAATATGATTGTGAATGAATCCTTCTTGGATTCTGCAACTCTCAGAGAGAATGTGGTTGCGCTTGCGAGAAACATTGGGTACGTACCTCGCTCCAGGACTGCTTCTAAGGCAATTGTTTCATTTCAGGTACAAACTAGTAGCACATCCCCGACATGCACCTTAGAGGCGGGCTTGGTGTGTGTAGGAAGCATCAATGATACGACGTATCTATTTTCGATTCCAGAATCAATAACAACGACCATTAACAATGGAGTTGCGACTTTCCAAGACATCACAATCTATCAAGGATCATACTTAGTCAATCAATTCCTTGTAGATGGATCTTTGGATCAAAAATTTGTATTAGATAATGCATATATTGACACATCAACAATTACAGTTTATGTAAAATCTGTTGCGGATTTAGGAAAAGGTAGAGAATATTCTTTAACATCAAGTATCTTAAATATCAATTCAACATCTGAGACTTATCTAATTCAAGAGATTAAGGACGAAAGATATCAACTATTGTTTGGAGATGGTATCTTCGGCAAAAAACCAGAAAACAATGCCGTAATTAGCGCATCATATATTGTTACAGATGGTGCAGATGGTAATGGTGCCAGAAGTTTTGATTTTTCTGGAAGACTTCTTGGATCATCAAATGAAGTGATTTTGCCATCTGCTTCAATAAATGTTACAACCACACAACCTTCGATTAATGGTGGTGATATTGAGAGTGTAGACTCTATTAAATATTTTGCACCTAGACTATACTCTTCAAATTATCGTGCCGTAACTGCTAGAGATTATGAATCGATTGTTCGTGAAATATATCCAAACACAGAATCAGTTTCTATTGTTGGTGGAGAGGAGTTAGATCCACCCCAATATGGAAATGTAATTATTAGTATTAAACCAAAAAATGGAGACTTTATCTCCGACTTTGATAAGAGGCAGATTCTTTCGAAGTTAAAGAACTATAGTTTGTCTGGAATCAATCAATCTATTGTAGATCTCCAGGTACTCTTTGTTGAGATTGATTCTTATGTTTATTATAATCCATCAAAAGTATCGAGTATTGATAATTTAAAGTCAAATATTCTAAATTCGATTACTCTTTATTCACAATCATCTGATGTGAATAAGTTTGGTGGTAGATTCAGATATAGTAAAGTCGTAAAACTCATTGACACTGTAGATGAAGCAATAACTTCAAACATTACAAAAGTCAAAATGAGAAGAAACTTGAGAGCATCCGTTAATCAGTATGCTCAATATGAATTATGTTTCGGCAATCAATTCCATATTGATCCAAAAGGATACAATATTAAAAGCACTGGATTTACAATCATAGGATCTTCAGATATTGTTTACCTTACCGATATTCCCAATAAAGATGCAACTGGTAATTTAGATGGCAGTGGAAAGGGAGTTATTTCGATCGTTAAAGAATCTGATGATGTTGGATCACCTGTAGTTGTAGTAAAATCTGCAGGATCTGTTGATTACATAAAAGGAGAAATTCTATTAAACACGTTGAATATTTCTTCTACAATTGAAGCAAATAATATAGTCGAAGTTCAGGCGTATCCAGAGTCTAATGATGTTATTGGATTGAAAGACCTATATCTGAGTTTTAACATCGATAATTCCACCATAAATATGGTTAAGGATACAATCACATCTGGTGAACAAATATCTGGTGTTGGATTTAAGGTAACATCAAGCTATTCAAACGGAGATCTAAAGAGGGGATAAAATGATAAAAACGGGATTTGAAACGAGAGTAAAAATTCACCAAATTGTAGAAAATCAACTTCCAGAATTTATTCTTTCAGAATCTCCAAAAGCTGCTGATTTTTTAAAGCAATATTATATTTCTCAGGAAATTCCTGGAGGTTCAATTGATATTGTCGAGAATTTAGATCAATATTTAAAACTTGATAACTTAACTCCAGAAGTAGTTAGTGGTGAAACTACACTAGAATCTGATATAACAAGCGAATCTGATGTAATTTCGGTAGAAAGTACAAAAGGATTTCCGTTAAATTGGGGTCTATTAAAAATTGATGATGAAATTATCACATATTCTGGAATTACAACAAATACATTCACTGGTTGTGTTCGTGGTTTTAGTGGTATCACAACATATTATGAAGAACTAGAAAGAAATGACTTAGTTTTTTCCACTTCAGAAGCTGCTTCTCATGAAGATGGATCTAGTGTAAAAAATCTCAGTGCTTTATTCTTACAAGAATTTTATAAAAAGGTAAAATATTCTCTTACTCCTGGATTAGAAGAATTAACATTTGTCCAAAATCTAGACGTAAGTAACTTCATAAAAGAAGCTAGATCTTTCTATGCGTCTAAAGGTACAAAAGAGTCGTTTAGAATACTTTTTAATATTTTATATGGAGTAACTCCAAGAATTGTAGACTTAGAAAAATATTTAATCAAACCATCATCTGCAGAGTACATTAGAAGAGAAACTCTTCTTGTGCAAAGAATTTCTGGAGATCCACTAAAACTAGTTGGTCAAACCATCAGAAAGTCAACTGATTCAGCAACAAAAGCATCTGTCTCTGAAGTTGAAATTATATCAAAAAATAATCTAGTATATTATAAACTTTCATTATTTGTAGGATTTAGTGAAAATGCTCTTATTGAAGGAACATTTAATGTTCCAGGAAAAACTAAAGTAATTGGAAATATTACTGCAGGGGCAAAAGTTATTAGTGTGGATTCAACTGTTGAGTTTCCAAAATCAGGAACAGTATTCTGTTCTGGAAATACGATAACCTACACTGATAAAACAATTAATCAATTTTTGGGATGTAGTGGGATAACTTCTGCAATATCTCCAGCATCAGATATTAGATTTGATGAGGTTATGTATGGATATGAAGATGGCGATCTAACAAAAAAAGTAGAAGTAAGAATTACTGGCGTTTTATCAAAATTTGTTCCAGTATCCGATATCTCATTTACTGATGAAGGAGAAATAATATACGTCAAAAACCTGGGAGAAATAATAAAAAATCCCGATCAATTTAAAACTAAGAAACAAATTTTTTCTAATACCTGGATATACAATACTTCCGTTAGATATCAAGTAAAAGGAATATCTGGTAGCACATTTTTACTCTATTCGGATATAGATAAATCTTCTCTCAAAGTTGGAGATACAATTGAAATTCTAAGAAGAAATACACAAATCGTTGAATATGCTGGAGCAATTGTATCTAACATTAATAAATCAACGAAAGAAATTCTTTTAAATAATCTATCTGGATTTAATGTTGATCCACTTAAAGAGTATGACATCCGTAGAAATTTAAATAAAGCAACAAGTTCTGGAGCACAAATTGAATATGGAAATAATGTAATCACATCCGATGTTCAAAATGTTTATAATGAAAATGATGAATACATGTATGTTGCTTCAAATTCTCTACCATCATATCCAATTACAACTAATTTATCATCAATTTCTCTAGGTGAAGCAAATGGTAATAGAATCCAAGAATATGATCCATCATCACTAAAATATTCTGTATTATCATTCCAGTCTAGTGTTCCATTCATAACTGGTGATGAAGTATACTATAAACCAGAAAATCAATCTATTCCTGGATTGGATGAAGGTCTTTATTACGTTAGAGTTTTAACAGAATCAAATAAGATTAAACTTTATACCTCAAGGTCTTTCATTCCATCAGATGATTATATTGAATTTGGAACTTTAGATCCAGGAACAGGAAATCATACTTTTACACTATCTTTCCAAAATAATCTAAAAATAGGACCACAAAAGAGTCTTAAAAAATTCCCATTATTCCCAGACATTCAACGTTCTAATAGGACAAAAACGGAAGCTGAAACAGTCGGCATAATGATAAATGGCGTAGAAATAAATTCATATAAGTCGAACGACCGAATTTATTTTGGACCTTTAGAGTCTATAAACATATTAAATACTGGTTTAAATTATGATGTAATTAATCCACCACTTATTGAAGTTTCATCTCCAGGAATTGGAACTACCGCACTTATTCAACCTGTCGTTACTGGATCAGTAAAAGAAGTATTTGTGGATCCACAAGATTTTGATATTGACGATGCAGTATCAGTAACCATTACTGGTGGAAATGGATCTGGATGTATATTGAAACCAATAACATCAAAAAGATATAGAGAATTAGATTTTAGTGCTTTGCCATCATCTCAGGGTGGTGGATTAGATGTTATATTGGATGATTTAAGTTTTATAAAAGACCACAATATTAAAAATGGACAAGCATTAGTTTATGATAAAAATGGAAGCCCACCAGTAAGCATCGGAACATTTGCTGGATCAAATGATACTACTGGTATCAAGACTGAATATCTAGAAAATGGTTCAGTATATTTTGCACAAGTAACTGGTCCAAAAACTGTAAGACTTTATAGAACAGAAAAAGATTTTAATTCTGGAATTAACACAATTGGATTTACAACTGCAAGTAATATTGGGTTCCAAAAATTTAGATTATTGGAGTCTGCAAATAATGTAACTCGTATTGATGTATTATCTTCTGGAGAAGGATATTCCAATAGAAAATTAAGAGTTTTCCCATCTGGTATTTCTACTAGTGACAATACGATTAATTTCGTAAATCATGGATTTAATGATGGTGAGACAATAGTATATTCTACAAATGTTGGACTTGGTTCAACTCTCCCAACAATCATTTCTGGATTATCCACAGCAAAACAATATCAGGTTATCAAACTATCTGATAATAAATTTAGACTTGCAGATGCTGGAATTGGTGGAACAATAACTTCAAATTACGAAAGGAAGAATTATATTAAATTTCAATCAAAAGGAACTGGATATCAAGTTTTCCAATATCCACCGATCAGTATTAGTGTTAATGTAAAATATCGTGATGGTATATCTGGCATCATAACTGCAACACCCATTATTCGTGGAGTCATAAATGACATATATCTATATGAAAAAGGAACTAATTATGGGTCCAATATTTTAAATTTACATAAAAAACCACTAATTACAATAAAGACTGGAAAAGATGCTCAGTTAAAACCTTATATTAAAAATGGAAAAATAGATTCCGTACAGGTTTTAAGTGGTGGCAGAGAATATTATTCTACACCAGATCTTGTTGTTAGTGGCGAAGGAACGGGAGCAAAATTAAGAGCAATAATTGTCAATAATGCAATTACTGAAGTCAGAGTAATAAATCCTGGTGTAAATTATCTTCAAGATACAACTAGCATAACAGTAAAATCAGCTGGATCTGAAGTTTCTTTAGATCCAAATGTTAGAAGTTTAAGAGTTAATACTTTTTCTAGATATGGATCTGATATTTTAAAAAGATCAATAACTAATTTGAAATATTGTATAGTTGGATACTCTACAAATATAGGATCTCAATATTTTGGTGATACTGGATCCAATCACTCACCTATAATTGGTTGGGCATTAGATGGAAATCCAATTTACGGACCATATGGATATGATAACCCTCAAGTTAATGATTCTTCCGTTAGATTATTAAATTCTAGTTATGTATTAAATACTAATTCAATAACTAATAGACCTTCTGGATTCTCTGCAGGATTCTTTATTGAAGATTATGTCTATAATGAATCTGGGGATTTAGACGAATCAAATGGAAGATTTTGTAAGACACCAGAATTTCCATTAGGAACATATGCATATTTTACAACTTTAAAAGTAAATCAAACAACAAATACAATTGAACCGGTATTTCCTTATTTTCTTGGGGATTCTTTTAGATCGAATTTGCTAGATGAAACTTATATTATCAATCAAGATTACAATTTTAAAGGAACTGAAATAATCAGAAATACTCTACCGTACAATACATCCAATCAATATTCTGGTAGTGATTTTATAGTTGAATCAAATGAAATTATTAACCAAACATCAGTTGTAGAGTCTGTTTTAAGAGGTTCTGTTGATAGGTTAGATATTATCTCTGCAGGTGATAATTACAAAATTGGGGACTCTGCAATTTTTAATAATGAAGATACTAGTGGATCTGGAGCTTCAGCACAGGTTTCCCTAATAAAAGGAAAGGAAATAACCAATATAACAACTAATACATTAAAATATCAAAATGTCATTCTTATTTGGAAAAGTGAAAATGAAGTTCAAGGTTATATTTCAACAACACATACTTTCAACCAATCTGATAATGTTTATTTGAGTGGGATAAGTACATCATTAAAAAATGTTCTCGGTAAAAATTACAAAGTAGGAATTACAACATCACAAACATTTTTATATAAAGCAATTCCATCAACTTCTATTGTTGGAGTTATTACAGACATTTATGTCTCCAGTATTCCAGAAAACATGAATGTTGGTGATGTGGTAAAAGTCAGTGGAACCGAGACTATGACGATCCTTAATAGATTTGATGATCGTAAAATATTAAGGGTTACTAGAAATAATTCTGGATTTGCACATACATTATCAGCAAAAGTTGAACTTGTTCCAACTTATTTCTCATTACCGATATCGACTCCAAAATTTGAATCAAAAGTAAATGATATTGTTTATTTTAATCCAGTTGAATCTGTAGGTGTTGGCACTTCTGTTGGATTCAGCACATCTGTTACGTATACTATTGGAATTGGTGAACTAACTGGAACTACATCAATTCCAATTCAGAGTATTAGACTCCCAAATCATCCGTTCCAGACAAATCAAAAAGTTTTAATTAAAAAACCACCAGGAGAGGGATCTTTATTTGTACAAAAAACTCCTAATGATAGTCCAACACCAATCCTAAGTTCTGGAGATTGGGAACCATTCTATGTTGTAAAACAATCTGATGATCATATTGGTATTGTAACGCAAGTTGGATTGACTACAACAACAAAAGGACTATTTTTTGCTAATTTTGGAACAAATAGTTTTGGATATGCAGTTAGATCAGATTTTACTCAAGTAACGTCTGATGTAAATCGTGTTACAACGTTAGTTTCTCTTTCAACTAGCCATGGATTAACGAATGGAGACATTATCAATCTTGATGTTAAATCAAATCAAGCAGTTGGTGTTGGAACATCAACTTCAGTTAGACTTAGATATGATACCATAGGTCAAAGGATTCTTGTAAATCGAATTACGTTTAGTTCTTCTGGAATCAATACAATAAAAGATACTATTACAATCAATCGTCATGGATTTACGAATGGTGATAAAGTATATTATCGACCTGTTACTACGGTAGCATCTGGATTGCAAACTGGAGATTACTACATTTATGTTTTAGATGAAAATACTTTTAATTTTACAGAAACTTTATATGATAATAAAATATATCCACCATCTATCGTAAATATAAATTCTGTTGGTGGAGCATCACATACTATAGCATTAGTAAATCCACAATTAAATATTGTAAGAAATAATGACATTGTATTTGATGTTTCAGATTCGACTCTGGATGGATATGGATTAAAATTCTATTATGATTCAGCATTTAAGAATGAATTTATATCCGTTGGAAATACTGCTAATTTTGTG